AAAACAAATATATAAAATATTCCGTTAAGGGGTTTCTATTTTTCAGTAAGTGGGGAATAATCAAGTCAATTAACTAAACGCTCACAGAGCAGGTAAAATGAAAGAAGAAAATAAAATTCAAGTAATACTAATTGACCCTTATGACCAAAGCCTATCTTACATTGATATTGGTGAATCTAATTTAGATGATTATTACAAAGCAATGCAATGCAGTTGCTTTGATATAGTTTCTCTTGGTGGTGGTGTCATTATGTATGTAGATGATGAAGGTCTACTTAAAGACAATAGATACTTTAAGCTAGGTGTAATCTATGCAGGAAGATCAATACTTGCCAATGAAACAGATGATGGTGGTACTACTAACTGTAGTTTAACCATAGAAGAAGTTAAGGAAAAACTTGTGTGGTTGCCTGATGATCATAGAGAAGAACCCTTTATGAAGTTTATACCTCTTAATTAGATTCTACATGGGGCTAAATGCACCCATAGTGTTGACAGGCACTAAAAAAACCGATGGTTATGTTGCTGTTGAAGGAGTTGGTAATTACTTCGGAACTAAAAAATTACCATTTAAATTTAAAAACAAGGAAATATATGTCAATAGAATGTCTAAACCAAGCGATCAAAATTAATGGTCTCACTCCTACTAAAAAATTAGTTTTGATTATATTAGCCAATTATGCAGACGAAAAAGGAACTTGCTACCCATCTTACAGCCACATAGCTAAAACTATTGGTCTAAATGATACAAAAAATATTAAAAGGATTATCAGTGAACTAGAACAAAAAGGTCATTTACGCATACAAAATAGAAAAAAAGATGATGGTGGCTTTACCTCTAACCTATACATAATGACTATGGGTAGGGGTGTAGAGACCCATGGGGGTGAGGGTGTACAAACCCCTAAGGAAGGGGTGGCTAAACCCCCTAATACTAAAGAGAATACAAAAGAAGATACATACAGTGACTCATTCAATGAGTTTTGGAAAGAATATCCAAGAAAGATTGGAAAATATCAAGCTAGTGTGAGTTTTGGTAAGTTTGATGATAAACATTACTCAAAAATAATATATGCAACAAAGGTTTTTGCACAAGAAAACATTAGTACTGAGGAAAGATTCATACCACATGCAACAACTTGGTTAAATCAACAGAGGTATCAAGATTACTTAAACAAAAAATTGAAGGATAATAACCTTAATAACTTAGCAGGATAATAATATGAACATAGATAAAACATTAATTGAAAACAATATCAACCTTAAACATCAACAAGAAGGTAATCAAAAGGTCAAGTGTCCGCAGTGTCAACCGCCCCATAATCCTAGAGACAACCCCCTATCAGTTACAATAACTAATGATAGTGTGATGTGGAAATGCCATCATTGCGAGTGGACTGGTGGCAAAAGCACAGGTTCAATTTATAAACCTTATAAAAAAACTACATATACTCAACCTGAACCGCCAAAAACTAATAAAGCAGCAACAAATACCTTTTATGACTATATGAAAGAAAGAGGTATAAGTAAGTCAACTTGCGATAAATATAATGTTGTGCAAGAAAACGAGTGGTGTGCTTTTCAGTACTTTGATGAAAATGGACAACTAACCAATATCAAATATCGTACAAGAGACAAAAAATTTAGGCAGTCTGCAAATGCCAAATCAATTCTTTATAATTACGACAAAATATGTAATGAAAAAACAGTGATATTTACTGAAGGAGAATTTGATGTGCTGGCACTAGCTGAAGTTGGGTTTGACTGCGGTACAACTTTACCAAATGGTGCGCCAAAAGAAGCAAAGTATGATAAAGATGATGCAAGATTCAAAGCGTTAGAAAATTGCAAATTAGTAGCTAACAAAATTATTTTATTTACTGATCAAGATTCAAGCGGTAAGGCTTTGCATAAAGAACTTCTGCATAGGTTTGGTAAAGATATATGTTGGTATGTAACCGTTCCTGATAATTGTAAAGATGCCAATGATGTTCTTATTAAACACGGCGCTATGAAACTTCGTGAAATAATAGAAAAGGCTACACCATATCCAATTGAAGGTTTATACACTGCTGACGATTATTCCTCACAAATAAATGATTTGTATGAAGGTAATTACGAAAAGCCTACAGAGATTGGCATGGATGGTTTAGATGAAATATATAAAATAATGACTGGTACTTTTCATGTTATTACAGGAATACCTAATCACGGTAAGTCTGTTTTTACTGATCAAATATTAATAAATTTAGCAAAGGCTCATGGTTGGTCATTCGCTATGTTTTCACCTGAACACTCAACCTCAATGCATATTAGAAGGATGGTGCAGATGTATTTGCAAAAACCATTTGATGAAGGTTTTAAAAACAGAATGACCAAAGCTGAACTTAATGAAGGTTTAGAATTCATACACAAACACTTTTATTTTATAGAAACAAAAGATGCTATTCCTTCAATAGAACTTATTTTATCAATCGCTAAATCAGCAATATATAAACACGGCATCAATGGTATTGTGATTGATCCTTTTAACGAGGTATCTGCGATTAGAAGCGGTAATCAAAGAGAGGATGAACACATCAGAGACTTCATATCTTTATGTAAAAGATTTACAAGAATATATGAAATAGTATGTTGGGTTATTGCGCATCCCACAAAGCTACCAAAAACAAACGACGGCTCTTACCTTCCGCCTACAGCATATGATATTAGTGGTGCTGCACATTGGCACAATCAAGCTGACGCAGTGCTTACTGTACATAGGGATTTTGAGCAAAACTCAACTAATGTAATAACTAGAAAAATCAGAGAACAAGATTTATATGGAAAAATAGGCGAAGCAAAATTTCAATATAGTACTGAAAAAAGATGTTTTGTTAAATATGTTGCTCCATACGATGAAGATGATTGGTATGCATCTAATTTAAACTAATAAATTTTACTAAATCAGAAGCAAGAATGTCAGATTCTTGTTCAGTCATAAGACTGTAATACTCAATATGTTTTGTTAATTGAGGTTCTTTAATAATATTTTCTATTTTAGTTTTTCTTGATTTAAGAAACTTTTCATTTTGATTGTCATTTCTGTCAATGTGTCTTTGATGCAAAGTTTTATCGTCTGCTTGTAATATAATTATTCTTGTATCGTGTGTATGAATCAAATTCAGTAGATTGTTTTTTGTAAATAATCTATCACCTTCAAACATAAGATGTTTATGTTTTTTAGCTACATATTTATCAAAATGATTTTGTACAGCCATTGAAAGTTTGTCAGTGCCTGCAAAAATCTCATTGTCTTTATAAACACCCAATATCGCTATATCATTTATAAGCATACCTCTGACCAATCCAAAAGCTAATTCATGTTTTGGTTTCAACAATCTAATAATCTTTCTCATAAGAGTTGTTTTACCAGTCGCAGGGACACCGCCTACAGCAACACATTTCATATTGTTTTATACTCAAATGTGCCAGTTTCTAAAAACAATGGGTACAAGTTGTCTCTGATCTCTTTGCTCTTATGTAATTTTTTTTCTAGCGTTTCTTCTCTAGCATCCCAAAAAACTTGCCAATCCACCCCATCCCAACCATCTTGCTCAACTTTTTTTATCTCTTGTGCTTGCCTGTCTAGATAATAACCTAGATATCTGCCCCTGCTTTTCCTAAATATTTTTTTAAAACTACAAAGCAATGTCTCCATTTCGTATAAATCCATATGACTACCATGTTTATTTTTTAATTCTTGCTGCAAATTCATAGCTTCGTAATTAAGATACTCAATACAAGATTTATGTAGTTTTTTATCTATCCATTCGTCTTTCCCTAATGCAAAACACAAACCATTTCTATGCGATCTACTCCCACTATAATCATCTAGTTTTAAATCATTTGGCAAAAGATTGACACCAACGCAATCCTTCAATGTTTGCATGTAGTACCATGTTGAATATCTACCAAATTTATACATATTTTTGCTAATAGTGTCCCATGCAAATTTAAATGAATTTTTTTCTACTATGTTATTGAACCTATGTCTCTGAGTTTTTTCAGGGTTATTGTAATTCACCCATTTTTTATAGCTTTCAAATTGTTGCGGTAAATAACCTTTGTTATATTTTGTGTCAGTCTGATACCTTAGTTTTTTATAATTAGAATCATTCCACCACTGCAATCTATCTTGATCTACTAATTCATAGTCAGGAAACTCATTCCAAATCACCCATGCAGCTGGTAAATGATAAGTAGTACCATATATCCATGCTATCCAATACTTCTGTTCTATATTATGCTCGTATCTATCAAAAAGGTAATTTAATAACCACAATGCAGGGTCAACATCTTTGTATCTAATAGACCAGTCGCACCAATATAAAAAAGCATCTTTTCTGTTTTCTAGTTTTCTGTAATCAATCATATAAATGTTTTCTTAACCAAAAATCACCGACTGTTTGTATAGCTTGATAAGTCTCAATTAGTTTGTTTTGTGATAAAGATAAATTTTCAATGTCTTCTTTTTTTAATTTAGCGCAAACTTTAAAATCAGGCATAACTAGACTTGGATTATTAATAGCTTGTTTCCGCAACTCTATTTGTTCTTTGGCAGAACTTAGTAAAGGTTGATCTGAACGCAGGCTTCCTGATTTATCTACCGACCAAAAGACTAAGCCATTTTTCATATGGAAACCTATAGAGTCAGGAGTACATGATAACTTGATTCTTTGCATGCCCTTATTTGACCAATGTGCTACAAAATTATTCCACACCTTAGAGCCATAGCCTTTTCTTTCATGCCCTTGAACTGTAACTATTTCATATAAGTTTATATAGTTTGTTCTTTTGCTATGTGTGGCAAATATAACCGCTACATACTCATTGTTTTCTACTAGTGCGAATGGGGGATTGCTGTCATAGTTTTTGAACCTTTTCCATAAACTATGGCTAGCTTTTAAAAATTTGGTGTTTTTGCCATCAGGTGAATTTTCTATTATTTCCTCTATGTCAAATTCTTGTAGAAACTTCATTGCAAATCACCAAGACAATCACGAACTAATGCATCATCTAATAAACCATCATGTATTGAATAATCTTTACAGCTTTCAGTTTTATTCACATTATTTATATTAGACCTTTTCATAATATCTTTAGTGCTTGTTATTACATAATGATTTTTATGTTTAGCCCAATACAATGGTCTTTGCTCATTTCTAAAAAAATGAAGTTTGTTTTCATTTACCATATCTAGGACTATTACTGCCATTGAGCCTTCTATGTTTATAGGGTGTATTTTTTTTTGCCAATGCCTGAGAACTATTTCAGAGTCATTTTTAGTACAAAACTGCATATCATATGTATTTGCCCATGTAGCAGGATCAGATTGTGTAATCACGCCATTGTGCACGATGGCTAGGTTTTTGTCTGTGATTGGCTGATTGTACTGAAGGTCAGATGTGCTATATCTGCAATGAGCTATAAGCATATTAGTTTTTATATTAGGTATATCATATTGATCTGCTGAGCTTGTGAATATGTCATATTCCAATTTACCTTTATTATTCCAAGCAATACCTGTAGCATGTTTTCCTCTTATCATTGATTGATTAAGGAGATTTTTTAATAAGATATTGTCTATACCATTATCATTGTACAGACCTAATACAGCGCACATTAATTCAAAGTCTCACCAGTCTGTCTATTTTTAGCTCTTTTTAATTCACCTTCGGCATCTAGACATTTGTGCATATTTTTTCGGTAGTAACAAACTATACTAATTCTTTCATATGCTAATTTAGCTTTGATTTCTGTGTTTGCGTGATATTCGTGCACATTAAAAAAACAAACATCGCCACTGCGAACATCAAAAGCAACTCTATATTTAGGCATCACAGTGTATGCTCCTTCATATTTACCTGCTTCAAGAACAGCTAAATTACCTAGACCTTCTTCATAATCATTAGCGTCTACATGTAATGCAGTTCTGAAATTTTTATTAACAGTGACGGTAGTGAATGAAGTATCACCAATTATAAAATCTTTGTTTGTTTTTTCTGCCATTGCCTTTTGCTTTTTGTATCTATCAGGAACAGCTTCTTTAAATAATTTATCAATATAATTTATGTATGGATAAGCATCTGCAAACATCTTAAAATTTTTTTCATACCATGCTGTTTGTCTACAATATGGAAATCTCGCAGTTCTATCAAAATATCCAACTATGCCTGAGTTGACTGTATTTGCCCTTCGTGTATTACTTAAAGTT